AGCCTGGGGCCAGATGGTAAGACGGTGCGCGGCGATGGACGCGGCCGGGTTCTTGCCCGTAGCAACGGGCAAGACCTAATGCGCGGCGAGCATACGTTGGGGGCGATACCACCCAATGAGCGCGCCATCCTGGCGCGCTCAGGCAAGTACGCGGGGCGCCCCCCGCATGGGCCAAGGGTGACGCAGAACGCGGACGGTTCGTTGGCCTATCGATCATCGAACAATGGTGAGGGCGCGAGCGGTACGAGCATCTTTGACCCGGTGCTGTGCGAGTTGGCCTATCGCTGGTTCTCGCCTCCCGGCGGCGTGGTGCTGGACCCCTTCGCGGGCGGCTCGGTGCGCGGCGTTGTGGCGGCCATCCTGGGCCGGGCGTATGTGGGCATCGACCTGCGCGCCGAGCAGGTGGAGGCCAACGAGGTGCAGGCGGCGCAGATCGTGCCGGACGCCCCGCCCCGTTGGATCGTGGGCGATGCGCTGGACGCGGCAACCTTGGCGCCGGGCGAGTACGACCTGCTCTTTACGTGCCCGCCCTATGCGGACTTGGAGGTCTATTCGGACGACCCGCGCGACCTGAGCACGATGGACTATGCCGACTTCCTGGCCGCCTACCGGCGCATCGTCGCCGCGGGCGTGGGGATGCTCAGGGATGATCGTTTTGCCTGCGTGTGCGTGGGCGACGTGCGGGGGCCGCGTGGCATATACCGCAACTTTGTGGCGGATACCATCGCCGCCTTCCAGGACGCCGGGGCCATGCTCTACAACGAGGCGATCCTGGTGACGGCCGTGGGTAGCCTGCCCATTCGCGTCGGGCGGCATTTTGAGGCAGGGCGCAAACTGGGCAAGACGCACCAAAACGTGCTCGTGTTCGTCAAGGGGGATTGGCGCAAGGCCACCGCCGCCTGCGGGCCGGTCGAGGTGGCCTTGCCCGAGGGTCTAGAGGGCGCGGAGTAAGTATGCGCGGTTGGGGATGCTCATGCGCTTGCCGGTGCGCTTCTTGTAGGCCCGCAACTCGGCAATGTAGGCGTCGGCGGCGGCATAGAGGGCGTCAACGCTGATCTCGCCCCGATGGTAGCGCGCGCGGGCGAGGATAACCGCATCTCGAAGCCGTAGGGCGTCACTCATGGTTGTGCTCCTTTCGAAGACACTATAGCATAGAGCGGCGGCAGTAGCAAGGGATTCTGTGACATGTCAGGCTCCAAGGAGCGCGTCAAAACCGTGGCCGATATGTTACGGCCGTTGGCGATGAATCGGCGCGAGCCCGAGTACCCCTACGTGCCCGACGCGCGGTTCCCCAGCGCCAACGCCTGGGACGTGCCGACACTAGACCCGAGGATGCAGGCGCTACGGGTGGAACTCCCGTTTGACTCGTGGGGGAGCAAGCGGGGTGGCCGCAAGCGGGCCATGCCGGGGACGTACCACTTTTATGTGAGTGACGACCGCTTTGAGGCGCTGTGGAAGGACCCCCTGCCGGTGGTGCTGTCGGGGTGTCATGCGGCGGTAGAGCCGAACTTTACCATTAGCCTGGACTCGCCACGAGCCTACGTGCTGTGGTGTGTGTACCGCAAGCGGTGGATCGCGCGCTACTGGCAGAGTGAAGGCGTGCGCGTGTTCGTGGACCTGAACGTGCCGGCCGAGTACGCCGACCTCACGTTTCTCGGGGTGCCGCGCGAGTGGCGAGCGTACATCACGCGCGGCTATACGGACCGGCGCGAGGCGACGGAGAACGAATGGCGCGCGGCGTGCGAGCATCACGGCGACGCCGATATTCTGTTCACGGTGTACGGCGGGGGCCGGGCGGTGAAAGAGATGTGTGGCGAACGCGGCTGGGGCTGGATTGCCGAGGAGCGCGATAGGGTCAAGGGGAAGATAGATGGCTAAGGGCTCGGGCGGCTCGGGTAGGGGCGGCGGGGGCGGGGGCGGCATCACCGCGGCCAACTGGCGCGCGGATGAGTACGAGAACGCGCCGCCGTTGCGCGCCGCACGCGACCAGATACAGGCATTGGGTCGCAGCGGGGCGAACCCCGAGGAGCTCAACCGCCTGGTCGTGGCCGTAGCGCAGCGCATGAGCGACATCTCGTCGGCGCGCTCGGTGCTACGCGACCTCGAGCGCTTGCCGCGCCTGTCGTACAACGTTCAGAACGCGGTGCAGAGCTGGGGTGCCGGCCGGCCGGCCACGGTCGAGGCGGCCAGGAGCGCGGCGCTGGCGCGCTACAACCAACTGCGTCGGGCGCGCGTGTAACGAGGTGCCCATGCCAGGCTCCAAGGAGCGCATTCCAACCGAGCGCATCGTCGCGGCCCTGAAGGAGGTGAACGGCCTCATCTCCCTGGCGGCCAAGCGCGTGCCGTGCTCGCCCGCAGGCACCGGCGTGCGCCGCTGTGGGCACCCGAGGCGACAGGCCACGTGACGCGGCGCGGGCGCGGTGAGGTCGGGCGGCTGAGAGCGAGGGAGCGGTGAGTGGGCGAATGGGCGAATTAGGGGGGTGTGCGTGACCGACCGGAAGGCACTTTGGGCCAACCGCATCGTGGGCCACGGCGTCAAAGAGGCGTCGCAGTTCCAGGCCAACGACAAAAACTGGCGCCTGCATCCGCAAGCCCAAAGGGACGCGCTACATGGCGCGCTGAATGAGGTTGGGTGGGTTGCGCCGGTTGTGGAGAACGTTCGCACCGGGCTTCTCGTAGACGGTCACGAGCGCGTGCGGCAGGCGCTACAGAACGGCGACGCGCCGGTGCCCTACGTTACGGTAGACCTGAGCGAGGCGGAAGAGGCGTACGTGCTGGCGACGCTGGACCCCATCGGGGCGATGGCGGCGGCCGACCGCGAGCAACTCGACGCGTTGCTCCGCGAGGTGCAGTCGGGCGAGGCGGGCGTCCAGGCGATGCTCGCGGAGCTGGCGGAGAAGGCGGGGGCCTATGCCGCCGACGAGGAAGCCGATGCCTTGCGAGATACGGCGCGTGGTTCGGCACAGGTACCGGCGCCAAAGGGTGCCGAGGCCGTTGACATTATCTGGACGCAGACAAGCGTGGGGTGTTGTCTCGCTACGCATATGGGCTGGCTGTACGGGATACAGTCGGGGAGCGGCGTGTGCCCATGCGCGCAACCCGGCACGCTGCATCGTGTGGCGTTCGTGGATAACGACTTCAAGAACTACGACCATGCGCGGCATTTGGCGACCGTGGCCGAACATCGGCCGAAATATGCCACGGTGAGGGACGTGATGAGTGCCAAGCAGTGTGAACAAGCGGGCATCACGTTCTATCCGTTGGGGCAGATACTCGACTGGGCGGATGAACTGGCGGCTTACGCCGAGCATGTGATCGTCGTTCCCAAATACGACTGTTTGGATGAGATACCCGATCGGCTCATGTTGGGCTATTCCGTGCCGACATCCTACGGCGGCACACCACTGCCCATTCAGGCGTTCGCGGGCCGTCGCGTGCATCTGTTGGGTGGCAATCCCGAAATGCAGATGCAGTACTACCGCGCAATCGCCGATAGCGTGGTGAGTCTGGACAATAACCAGATGCACCTGAGGGCCACGTTTGGCAACGCCTGGACACTGGGCGGCTACGTGAACCTGCAAACCATTCCGCACTTGGAGGGTATTGAGACGGCCCTCGGTTTGTGGCCGAGTGTAGCGATTTCGCTTGCCAGTTTCGCATCTTGGTTTCGTCGTGACGCCGGTGCTGCAAACCCGACCTAACAAAAGCAGCGCGGTCGCAGTCTCACCCGCGTACCAAAACAAGGAGCAGACGCATGGCAGGGGTGATCGTCTCGGCGTTGTATGTCGCGGCCCAAATGTTGGCCGACGTGGGGAGCCTCCGTATCGTGACGTTACTGGGCATGTCGGTGGATGGGGGAACGCTGATATACCCGCTCACCTTCACGCTGCGGGACATGGTACACAAACTGGTGGGGGTGCGTGCGACGCGGGCGCTCATTTGGACGGCGGCAGGGGTGAATCTTGTCATGGCGGGGCTGTTCTGGCTCATCGGCCGAATGCCGGCAGACATGACGGTGGGGCCACAGGTAGAGTTTGCGCGAGTCCTTGCCCCGGTGTGGCGCATCACAATGGCGAGCATCGCCGCCGAAGTGTTCGCGGAATTGCTGGACACGGAAGCATACCATTGGTGGGTAACGCGGGTGACGCGGCGCTACCAGTGGGCGCGGGTGCTGGTGAGCAACGGGGTAGCCATTCCGCTCGACTCGCTGCTCTTCTGTTGGCTGGCATTCGGGGGCACGATGCCCGTCGCCGCGGTGTGGGGGATCGTGCTGGCAAACGTGCTTATCAAAGGGGCCATGACCGTCGTGGGGCTGCCCCTTATCTATGCGGTGAAAGAACCGGTGTGACATGCCGGGCTCCAAGGAGCGCGACGTGGTGAAAGGCGTCATAGATGGCTAAGGGCAGCGGTGGTACGGGCAGGGGCGGCGGCGGGGGTGGCGGGGGCCTTGCGGCCAACGCGACTGGCGGCAGCGTGCGAACCATCTCTAAGCAGAAGTTCAATACCGCCGATGTGGTGAATCGCGCCATTCGCCAGGGTCGTGACGACCTACCCGCCGCACGCGCCGCGCTCACGCGCATGGGCCACAGCAACCCGTCCGACGCTCTGGTGCGAGACTACGCGACACAGACGCGCGTGCTGGGGAACATCTCGCGCATCACTGGCAGCAACGCTCTGGGGCAGTTGGGCAAGTGGGATTTCTCCAGCGCCAACTCGATCCTGCGGTCATTTGACTCGTACCTGAACCGGCGCATTCAGGGGCAGCGTTCGCGTTGGACGGGACGACGTAGATAGCACCGAGCCCCCGGTGGTGGGGGCTCGGTACCTTACAAACTGAAGAGCAGAGTCAGGCTAGTCGGCCTCATCCTTACGGATGGCGGCGGCCCACGACACGATCTCGGCGACGGGTGCGGTGGCTACCCATTCCAGGTGCTCATCCCAGTTCGGCCAGTCGTAGAAGATGATGTCCTCGTACGCGTCCAACTCGGGGGTAGCGCTCACGCGCTGGCGGGCGGCAGTCTCGGTGTTCATTGTTTCCTCCCTGTACATGCGGTCGATGGCCACGGTGATGATCGTCTGGTCGGTGCCGAAACGGTCGTTGAGCCAATCCAACTGACGGCGCGTGGTAGGTGATGGGCGAAACGGCATCTCGTGGCCCTCCTAGTCGCTCATCCGGTCGTAGCAATCGGGGCAGGACGAGCCGCGCGAGGCGCTCATCACGAGGTTGCTAGCAACGGTGTGGCCGCAGTCGCAGCGGACCATCTCGACCTGGGCGCGCTGGGCGGCGCGGCGCTCGGCGGTCTGGCGGACCATCTCGGCGACGCGATCCACGTCCTCCTGGGTGAACGTGAGAACGCCATCCATCAGGCCGCCGGCCCAGGCGTTCGGGTTGTTCGTGAGGGCCTTGGCGACGGCCGAGGGGATCGTCTCGCCAATCGAGCGGTCGTACCACGTGATGCCGGTCGGCTTGAGCGCGGCGGTCTGCTCGGGGGTGAGGAGCCAACCGGAACTGTAGCCCGTGTACCAACGGACGGTGTAGGTCGTTGTCTCGTTCATCGTGTCCCTCCTGGCTCTGCTCGTCAACTGATTCTGACCCTATGGTACCACAACGGTACCAATCTGTCAAGGGATTTTGGGTAAATGTTCGGTAACGAATAGGGATTCACATGGCAACCGAGCGCGTCAAAACCGAGCGCGTCAAAACCCAGCGCATCATCGACTGCCTGAGGGAGACGAACGGCCTCATCAGTCTCGCGGCCAAGCGCGTGCCGTGCTCGCCCTCGACCATCCGCCGACGCGCCGCCGCCGTGCAGAGCGTCCAGGCGGTGATCGACGAGAGCCGCGGCGAACTGGTGGACCTCGGCGAACTGGCCCTGCGCCGTGCGGTGGTCAACGGCGAGCCGTGGGCGGTGTCGCTGGTGCTCAAGACGCTGGGGAAGGGGCGCGGCTACGTCGAGCGGCAGGAGGTCCAACAGGACGGGGTGACGGTGCTCCGCGTGGTGTACGGCGATGCCGGAACTGACGGTACGGCTACATAGGCCGCACGCCAAACAAGCGGCCTTCATGGCCTCGCCGGCCAAGCGCAAGGTCATCGTGGCGGGGCGGCGCGGCGGCAAGACCACCGGCTGCGCGGACCTTGCCGTCAAGGGGATGCTCGCCGGGCGGCGGGTGCTGGAAGCGGCGCCGGTAGCCGACCAGACCAACGCCTTCTGGGAGGCGTGCAACAGGATGCTGGCCGAGCCCATTGCGGCGGGCGTGGTGTACCGCAACGCGACGGAGCGCCTGCTCAGGATGCCCGAGTCGGCGGGCGGGGGGCGCATTCGCACGAAAACGGCCTTCAACGCAGACACCCTGCGCGGTGACTATGCGGACCTGCTCATTCTGGACGAGTACGCCATGATGGAACCGTCGGCGTGGGATGAAGTGGGCGCGCCGATGCTCCTGGACAACGACGGCGACGCGGTGTTCATCTCGACGCCGATGCGCAAGAACCACTTTCATTCGCTGTACGTTCGGGCGCTGGGGGACGATACCGGGCGCTGGGCGGCGTTCCAGTTCACGTCACACGACAACCCGTACCTGTCACGCGAGGCGCTGGCGGAAATCACCGCCGACATAACCGAGGACGCCTATCGCCAGGAAATCCTCGCGGAGTTCCTGGACAACGAGGGCGCGGTCTTTCGCAACATTGGGGCCTGCCTCCACGCGCCGCTCGACGCGACGCCGGCCCAGCACAAGGGCCACCACGTCGTGCTCGGGGCGGACTGGGGCAAGAAGGGCGACTATACGGCCTTTTCGGTGGTGTGCGCGGATTGTCGGGTGGAGTTGGCGCGCCATCGGCGGAACATGCTGGACTATCACGTGCAACGGCAAGACCTGGTGACGCTCTGCGAGCGCTGGGGGGTGGAGCAGATCGTGCCCGAGGCGAACGCGATGGGCGAGCCGATTATCGAGGAGTTGCGCCGTGACCCGGCCCTGCGCGGCGTTGCCATCGCGCCCTTTGACACGACCAGCACGAGCAAGCCGCCGCTCATCGAGTCGCTGCGGCTGGCCTTTGAGCGCGTCGAGGGCCAGTGGCAGGCGGACCCGGTATGGACGGGGGAACTGGAAGCCTACGAGGTGAAATACTCGGGCCAGGCGGGGCGGCCTGTCTACTCGGCGCCCGAGGGTGTACACGACGATACGGTGATGGCGCGCGCGCTGGCGTGGTGGGCGGTGAGCCGGCCCATGCGCGTG